CGCGCTTCCGCGCGGGCTCTTTGTGGGTTTGAATCCACGGGTTTCTACCTCAATGGGTAGAGGCTTCCTGCTGCTGGTATGTCTGGCTTTCGCTAGGCGCCACGTTGAAATCAACGTAAACAGTAGGAAAGTTCGACATTCTAAGTCGACTTCTCGAACTTGTTTCTAGGGGAGACCCGGAACACGTTCGGTCCTAAACCTACCAACGAAGGAGTAAGATGAAGGAAATCATGCTGAAGACGGTCGCTGTGTGCGTGGCCGCATCTTCATTCGGCCTTGGCACATATGTGATCGGCTCCGGCGCGAAATCCATTGCATCGGACTCGGTCGTCACCCTCGTTTCCGATATGGAAGCGCGGCGGCTCGCGGTGGAGAAATCCCTTCGCGATGCTGAGGAAGGTTCGGAGACGATTGTGCAAAGTCTCCGGAAGTTCGGTGGTTTGCGTCTCCCAAAATAACGGGAGCTATCAAACCGTGCCCAATTATACGAAAGATCGCAGTCTTGTCTTCCGTGTTCGAAGTACTGGCTCTCGTCAGATCGTGGGAAATGACCCTAACCCGACCGTTACTACTTTGTCTGCTGACATCGTATTAACGCGTACGGTTAACGGTCAAACTCTCCCGGACTGGCGTAGTCGTATGAAGAACAAGGTCGACGCCACCACGGAATTTAGTGGTGTCTACGATACTTACTCGTATAAAAAGCGAGGTAGAGTCGAACAGAAGTGGCAGTATAACGCCAATCCTTCTGTTCGATACGAGCAGTCGTTCGAAGGCGATGACGTGGTTAACGCCACCGATACCTTTCGTCCGAAGACTCCTACCAAAGACCCGACCTTTGTGGACAACCTTGCCCGAGCGAAATTCTATCAGAAACTCGACGCGATTTCTAAGACTTTTGACGGTCTTGTGTTCGCTGGAGAACTGACGGAAACGCTTCGGCTCATCAAGCGTCCTCACGAGCAACTTATGCGGCTAGCGGATGCCTTCTTGGACAAAGTCCAGAAAAAGAAGCGCTATTCACCGAAAAGCTGGAAAAAAGAACTCGGAGGTGCTTGGTTGGAGCAAGCTTTTGGCTGGAAACCTCTTATCAACGACGTGGCTTCTGCCGTGTCCGCGTATGAGCAGGTGGTCGGTCATGGGCGCCTTAATCCTGTGATTAAGGTATCCGCCGGCGGTAGAAAGTTTTATGAAATCCCCCCTGTCGGTCTTAATGACGGTCCAGGGGGCAAACTTTCGGCGAACAACTCAGGTCTCATATTGAACGTAGGAAACTGCGTTCATGCTGAAACTGTTGTCATTCGCTATCGCGCCGGTGTATATGCTTCAACGGACGCTCCAAAGTGGCATGATCCTACGCTCTGGGGTTTCTCGCCAGAGCAGTTCATACCATCTGCATGGGAATTGCTTCCATGGAGCTTCCTAGCGGACTATGTCACCAACATTGGTGAACTTCTCCAAGCAGCGTGTTCGCGTTCATACAGGACAGCCTGGGTGAACCGTACGATTGTTCAAGAGCGCACTGATGTTCGTGCTCTTTACTTCATTCGTAAGGAACAAACAGGCATTAACCCTGCACTGTTCACGCACATGTATATGACTGGAGATATTGGTCCGAAGGTGCACACTGCATCACGGAAGATCGTATCTCGCACGAAGCTAAGTGCAGTCCCTCTGCCTTCGTTCCAGTTAAACTGGGACTTGACTGATGGACAGCTACTCAACGTAGCTGCACTGATCTCTCAAGCGAGCAAGATCCATCCGCAAAACCCTCCCCGACGTTGGCACCGATAGGTCCACCGTCTAACTACTCTTATACAGAGAGGCAATACAATGGCTTTTACCCTCACTACTCCCGTTACGGGACAAGCACAAACCGGCCTTGTTTCCCCGACGTATACGGTCGTTACTGACCTGGCGCCTTCGGCGCTCGGAAAACAGTACGCCGTTACGGCCTTGGGTGGCACGCAAACCGGTGTTACTCCGCACAGCGCCTCGTCGCCGTTCACCCTGACGTTTTACCGGCCGCCTGTCTATAAAAAGATCGGCACGCCGAATCCGTCAACGGGCGTCGTTCGAGACGTGGGCTTCAACGTTGCGAAACTCGTTGGTCGCAAGGGAATGGTACCCCTTGCTGGTCAGCCGCCCCAGATCATGGAAGCCACCCTCGTTATGAAGGTGCCTGCCGGAGCTGATACGGCTGCCCCCGCCGAGATTCGCGCGTTGCTCTCCGCACTTTTCGGAGCTGCAGTGCAACAATCTGCGGGCATCGGCGACACGCTCGTCTCGGGTATCGTGTAAACACGGTATTCCGAGGCTTCGTTAGTCGACGCCTGTTGTAAACTTGCATCGCAGATGGTCTCATGCAGACCTATTCCGATAAATGCTATGGGAGAAAGCTCGTGCGTGTAAACGCCGAATTGCTTAGTACCACCCTGCAAGATGACTTGTTCCGAGCTGGCTGGGATGGCGCGATGAGCGCCTATCCAGGTCAAACCAAGAGGCAATTTGCTATGATGTCTTTGGCTAACTCGTTTTTGAAAAAACTCGAGCCAACCTCGACGAAAAAGCAAGATGCTGCTGCTCTCGCTCTGTTCTTGGATTGCAATACCAAGTGTAGAGACGCAGAGATACCTGATTTGAACCAGCTCACCGAGCTCGAAGCGATTGCCGTTGGGGAAGTTAAACACTTCCTCTACGACTTCTTCTATCGCGCCGATCAGACTGATGATCTGTCTGTTTTGACGTGGTCGAAGATACGTACTCGCTTCGGGTTAGGTAAAGGTGCCAACATAGGCGCGCTAGACTGCGACTTTATGTCTAAAGTCGGCGCGTCTACTATGGCAACGACGAGTCCTCTACTCCTTGAGATGTATCTGGAGTACGTACGGCAGCACCCTGTGTGGTCGGAAGTAGAACATGTCCGTCACACTTTGGTAGGCTCCGAATACGTTGCGGGTAGCCGACTGTGCTTTAGACCTAAGACGCTGAAGATCAGTCGAACCATATGCACGGAGCCCGTGTTGGAGATGCTCTTCCAACAAGGCATCGCTTCTTTACTTTCGGAACGGCTTGAAGAGGTATGCAACATATCTCTATCTATCCAGCCCGAGGTAAATCGGCGACTTGCTCTGCGCGGCTCGCTGACTGGGGAGTTCGGTACTATTGATCTCTCCAGCGCCAGTGATACCGTGAGTACAAAACTGTGTACGTATTTGCTACCGAAGGAGGTCCTTTCAATCCTCCAGAGATGCAGATGCGATTGTACCGTCCTTCCAGACGGCACGGTTTTGGATTTGCATATGTTGTCATCTATGGGGAATGCTTTTACTTTCCCCCTCCAGACGACAATTTTTTCGTCGATCGTCTATGGCTGCTACCGAGCCCTCGGAATTCCCTTTAAAAGGAATCACCGTGGCCCGGCGGCAGAACACAGTAATTTCGCCGTTTTTGGCGACGACGTGATTGTTGTGCGCGAGGCTTATGGCCTCGTCTGCAATATCATGCGCCGTTTTGGGTTTACTGTGAACGTAGACAAGTCCTTTAATGAAGGACCTTTCCGCGAGTCCTGTGGCCATGATTACTATTATGGCTACAACGTCAGGGGCGTTTATATAAAACGTCTTTTCACTGACGGGGATGTCTACTCAGCGATCAACAGGCTAAACCGATGGAGCTGTTTCCACCGGATACCATTGTGCCTAACCGTTGGTCTGCTCAAGAAGAAAGTTCGGTTTTTGCCGATCCCTATTCATGAGATGGACGACGGTGGCATTAAGGTACCCGAATGGGTCATAACTAAGAGAGTGCGAAACCAATACGGCGGCTTGCGCTACCGTGTTCGGGT